ATATTCTGTAAATAACCAAAGCATCCTCAATCATTCTTAGTTGATTGACAGGTTTAATTGCTTTATGTAAGTGTGAAAGTACTCTATTAGAGTTTTGGTCTACTAGTCCAGATGTACAATATGCAATTGAATCAGCAGCAATTTGAACACCAGTTGAACCAACACCTTGTTGTAATCCTTTTTCATTATATACATAAAACTCATCTACATTTTTTACATGGTCGACTCCAGTCTTATTATCTTTTTCTCTATTTACTTGTCTTACTTTTTTAATTTTGCGTGGGTCGATATATCTTACTTCTTTGATACCTAATTTTGGATTAGATTTATCTATTATCATATGATAATAAAGTCGTCCATCAACATACCATCTTCTAAAAATGTCATGTCCTTTATTTTGAAAATATAAAAGACTTAAAATTTTATCAAATTCTTCTCTTATTTTTACTTTGATATTTTCTGGAACAGGAACATATTCCAAAATAAGTGCTACTGATTGGTCTGCTTCATCGGCGACGATTGCTTCGTTAACAATATCTTCTACTGCCATATCACACTCTGATTGTTGTGCGATATCACGATATTTACGAATTAAATCATCGTCTGATTTAGTTTTGCCTTCTAAGTCTAATACTGATGCAAAATGTCCAGCGCCAGAGACTTCAATCGCCCCATCATCAGAAGAGGGAGTCGTGAATCCGTCACGACTGCCTTCTTCTTCTTTAGCTCTGGTAATTTTGAACCCAAAAAGTTCTGCCATTGTATATTACCTGCCTTCTATTTTTCTTACTGTTATTATTTAGTAAGACTAAATTAGAAGTTTACTCCAGATGCTACAAAGTGTTGATATCTCCATGTACATTCAAATTCTTCTAATGTATTTGCAGAATCATGACTTAATTCTATTGCACCTAAAGTTTGTGGCCATAGTCCTCTAAAGATGTATGTTTTTAACACAGTATCATCTCTATCAAGTTGTTCTACAGTTGCATCTGTTTGATAATCAGCTACATCAATAACACCAGTATTATTTTCTAGGTCATTGATACCATTCATCCATCTTTCTATTGCATTTCTTACCATAAAGTCAGTATCATTGATGATAGTTGTTGACCATGCATCAAATTCTGCTCTATCACCTGCCATATAAAGTGTTCTACCTCTAAATGGTACAGGTATCTCACCTATATTTTGTGTTGGTAAGTTGGTTGCTTTAATAAGAAAAGATGTTCTTCTTACATCTAATCCTATTACAATCCCAGATGGTGGCGTTAGTGTAACTCTAAACTGGTTAGGTCTAGCACCGCCGCCGATTAACTGAGCTTTAAATTCGTCTAATGTTGCCATTGTTCTCTCCTATTAACCACCGACTTCGCTAAATGCGACACCAGTCCTTGTTGCTATGAAATTTAGTGTGATGAAGTTAATTGACCTTGCTGGTTTAATGTATATATCGGCAATAAACTCATTTCTGTCAATAACTTCTCCTGTATTATTTGACGCATCACAAACTACACTAAAGTCTGTAATTCCTCGTCTACCTTGTACGTCTCTTAAAAATGGTTCAACTAAATTTCTAAATTGTGCTCTTGTAAATTCATCATTGAATTCAAAGAGTTGGAACTTAGAAGCAGTTGCAATTGCTTTTTCAAGAACGATAAACAATCTTCTTACGTTGATTCTATCAAATGCACTTGGTTTTGTTAATGCAGTTTTATCTCCAAATAAATGCACACCTTGTCCAGAAAAATTAACTACTGGATTGATTCTTGCTTTATAAAGAGTATCTCTATGTGCTTGTTTTGGGTCGTATGCAAGTTTTACTGCACCTCTGATTTGTCCCCTGTTGAATCCAGCAGGTGAGAACCAAGGGTCAGTCACTATATCTGTGTTTGCACAAGTTCCAGCAACATCTCCATTTAATGGAACATGTCTATAAACATCATTGTATTTGTCGTACATATATTTGTAACCACTATCAAATACTGCGTAAGATGAAGATGGTAATGTGTCAAAATATGTTTTAACATTATCAGTTTGTGTTAATGCAGTTGATACGTTTACTACGTCTGCTCTTGCAGGCGAGATGAAACAAATACAATCTTTCCTTGATTCACAAAGGTCGATTAACATTGTACCATATGTATCACCATTTGTTGCATCATCTGGTGTCTTTCCACCTAAAATTAAATTAACATCTACTGTTTCAGCGTCTTTAAATCTATCATAAGCGATTGTATGTTCGCCGATTGTTACTGAATAATCATCAGTACCACCTGTAAGTGAGTTTAAAGTTGGTGAGTTTACAGCAGTATATGTTGTAGTTGTATCTGTACCCCAGTTTGAGCCACTTGAATTGTGGTCCATCCAGTAAACAAATTGTGATTGTGTAAAAATAACATCTGGATAGTAATTAGTACCACCCTGTGCTGTTTTTGCAGCTGAGTTTTTTGATAACCCTGAATAAGTTTCAATAACTGAAGCTGCTCTTTGACCAGCAACGTCAACATCATTTCCAGTAATATCACCAGTTGTGTCATATACGACTACGTGTAGTTCATCATTTGAACCACGACCATTTTCGGTTGACCATGCAGATGTGCCTGGAGCAGTAGCGAATAAATCATACCATCTCCAACGTCTACGAATAAATGTATTATCTGGAACAATGGCTTTTACACCACCACCATTTGCGTCACCATCTAATCTAACTGTTAAAGTATGTGTGGAAATTGCAGTAATTTCATATTCATTACCTTCATCTCCACTAATGTGAGCAAAGTTAGTTGCAGTACTTGATGCGTCAGCAGTTGAGAATGATATTAAATCGCCTACATTAAATGCAGTACCATCGTCAACAAGAATTGATGTTGCGCCAACAGCATCTTCACCAACTGTCAAGTTAGATGAACCTATGTTTTCTTCAAATGCAGTTGCACTTGGACAAATTGAAACACCTAGTGAGTTACCCCATGTTCCAGGAGTTCTCGCAGCCCATTCGCCAACATTGCCTTCACCACCTGAATAGTTTTCTTGATAATGGTCGTCATTTTTAACAAGTACTTTTGTACCACTTACAGCAGCATTTACTATAGCTGATGTTGGTCTTACAACTCTTAATGCGTTTCCATATTTAAGAAAGTTGGCAGCAACGAAGAAAGGTTCGAAATTACTACCGTTTGGTTTTCCAAAAGTTTGTACGAGTTCTTGTTCAGAAGTAATGTCTACCACTTCTTCTACTGGTCCTTTTTGTGCAGGCAATGAAATTGCAGCAATGGACGTAGAAACAGCAGGAATAACATTAGTTAAATCTATTTCATTAACTTGTACACCTGGAGAAACTAAAAATCCCATGTCTATGTCTCCTTTTATTTAAATTTATAATATTTAAATATCATAAAATCTTTTCGATTTCGTTAATATTTATAAAATTGATGTTCCTAAAAAATACATTTTATATGTGATAAGACATATAAATATGTTTATGAGTAATAATCATTACAATAAGTATAAAGATACCATTAAAAAAGTCGCAAGAAGAAACTATTATAAACGTGTTCAATGGTTAAATGAATATCTAGTTGGCAAAGCATGTAAACATTGTGGTGAAAGTGAATCAATATGTCTTAAATTTCATCCACATGATGCAAAAATTAAAAAACTTTCTAAAAGAAAAGGACTGAACGAAACAAGTAGAGAAGAAATTAAAGAATTATTATCCGAATGTAAAATTGTTTGTTCTAATTGTTGGTTGAAAATAGATAATGACTTAATAGAATTTATTTAAAAGTCCTCAGTTGTTCTTATAACAGGTGACCACCGAGTTCCATAATTATCTACTAATTCTTCACCGATATCATCTTCTTGAAAACCATCTTGAAGAAACCCAAATGGTAACATATCATTTTCAAGTTGGTCTGATGATTCTAAACTTATTCTTTTTCTTAAATCAATATCAGTTAGTTCTTTAAAGAATTGTTGAGTAGTACACCATGAAAATAATATAGCACACATTACTAAATCATCATTACAACCATCATCAGCAGCATATGAACTTCCATGAATAATAAAAGTTGACATCTCATTTATTAAATCATAATCTTCTGTAATAAATTTATCTGATTCTAGTAATGTTTTAAAATTGGAACAACCAATTCTCTTTACAGCTTTTGTTGTTCTTACACCAAGTTGTGACCTACCAGCACCACCACCAAGACCAGAACCAAGTATCTGTCCAGCACGACCACGCATCGTCGCCATTAACATGTTATCATATTCTAAATCAAATTGTAATGTATGTGCAACTTGGTCTCCAATATCATTTACTTCTACAAGAACAAATGCTTGGTTATAAACTTTTGCAACATCATGTATTTTATTTGGAAACAATAAAGGTTTAATTTCGTTATCTCTATATTTCGCAACAACTTTATATGGTAGTTCTGTTATATCAATAACTAAAAATGCAGAATAATCATTTGCAAGTCCTCTTGATACATCTGCAACCAACATATAATTATGTCCTTTTTCTGGCATTACATGAACATCTAATCCAGCACTTGTTTTAATTGGGTTTTTATATGCAAGTCGTCTTAATTTAGACGGCGATATTAAAGTATTTACAGAACCCAAAAACTCACATTCAAATTCTGTTTGAAATTGTGCTTCTGATGTATTTCGTATAGTTTCTCTTTTCCATTTTTCAGTTCTGCCAGGAATTTCTTTCCAACCAACTTCTATTGGTATATACGAATTTCTTTTATTGGTTGCATCAACCCACAACTTATAAAACATATTCATACCTCTTGGAGTTGAAACTATAATTACTTTTGTACTTTTACCAGCAGATATCGTAGGATAAACTGAATTAAAAAATTGTTCTGCGATATTACTTGGAACATATGCAAACTCATCT